AACGACCAGTTACTTGGCAAGTCGTTTTGTAAATGTAATGGTGTTGTTTGCGTGGCATTTTTGTACTGATGTCTTTTGATTATTTATACGACATCAGTACAAAAATGACCAGATGTAGCGGGAATAGGATTCGAACCCATGTTCTCTTTCGAGTTATGGCTTATGAGACCCCGCTGGTGGCCATCTCCAGTCGACCCCGCAATGAGGAGATGGTCAGAATCGAACTGGACTCCTCTGGTTTTTCAGACCAGCGCTTCTACCAAGTTAGCTTCATCTCCAAATACGTAACCTAAATTGCTACTAGCCATCCCGGTCCCAGGTTCGGGGCTTAAGACTAAGGTATGTGTCACTGTCACCCAAGGTTACGTGTGTGGAACCACTCGGACTCGAACCGAGATCATACTTCGCGTCTCCACTTTGTAAGAGTGGGATGTTTATCCAGTTACACTATGGTTCCTTTTAATTCCTCTATCTTACGTAAGAGGTATTCTTTTCCTATTTTTGTGTTAGGATTTTTCCAATCTATTCGTATCACCGTAAAACCTAACGATTTTACAAATTCATCTCTGATTTTGTCACTCTTAATTCTATCTTCGAATTTGTGTTGACTTCCGTCGATTTCCAAATTCAGTTTGCCACCTATTAGGAAATCTAAGAAATACGTTTTTCTACCATTAGTTAATCATATTGTATATCTTAAGTTGTTATTTTATATACTATATGATACGTTAGTTACTTTCTAACTCGTTCTTTTTTTACTTTATTTAAAATGTCCAATCCTTTAAGATTGGTAATGTAGTCTTGTACCAATTTAAAATTTACAGTAGAATCAGATGTTTCGATTTTACTTATAGATGATCGGCCTACTCCTATTAATTCTGCCATTTCCTGTTGAGTTAAATTTCTAAAAACTCTTTCTCGTTTTAAAATATCAGGAATTCGGTATATGATTCTAACTAAAAAATTAAAATCAATTTCATCCTCTTCTGATCTACCTTCGACTATCGGTTTTTCAATTAACATAATATTTAGTAATTCTGGATTTATGTAATGATAGTAATCAATCCAGTATTTTTCTCGATCGGCTAAATCTTCTAAGTTTTCAACTTCTTCAATTACATCAATTATAGGATATAAGAAGTTGTCAGATAAAGTTTGTACCCATTCCTTTACTTTTGGCGAATGCGATTTAGTAAGATGCGAGATTGGTCTTTTTACACTAACTGTAGATTTACCAATGTATTGATAAACATCATTACGTGGATCTCGTAAACCATAAATTATGTTCCGTGTATTTTCCATTATGATTATTATTTTAAACACTAAATAGTTATTTATCTAAGAACACTCAGATTTTTTATTTAATGATTAAAATAGTAATCATTGGTACTCCGTAGGGGATTTGAACCCCTGATCTTCAGGATGAAAACCTGATGTCCTAGACCGTACTAGACGAACGGAGCATGATAATGTATCATATAGTAAACATTTCGTGACAAAATGTATCATATATTGAACATTATATTGTCAATGTTCTTCCTCTTTCCCATCCTTGTGAAAAAAATGAATCGAGTTCAGATAACTTAATCTTTTTATTTCCATGTTCTTCGTGAAAGATCCAACAAGTGCCCCAGCAACTGCTTTTGTCACCAGTTCTTTGTTGCGTCTTTTCTCTTAATCTTTGTTTTGTTTCTTCTGTGTGATGTTTTCCAGCAAACGTATTTCTTGATATGATCTTCATTTGAGCAGCATAGATTGGATCTTGCCATCTTCTTTTAAGACTATTTGATGCGCCAGCATGAGCTTTTTTCAAAACCTCATTTCCTGGATTACCACCTTCATCGCCAACCATTAAGTTCATGCACATAAGATCTTCTAAGAACTTTTCGTTGATGATTTCCTTTTCTCTTATTTTCAAAGAATTTCTGTCAGGCAAAAACTCCAAGATTTCTTTTCGATGATTCTCGAGTCCGTGCTTACGAATTGAGTGCCAAAGTCTTTTTCCACTTCCGATATACCCATCTTCAAGATTATCGGTCGAGTGCATTCCTACATAAAAGTTTCCTGTTGTGATACAAATCGTTTTATAGATGTAATGAAACTTTCTTTCTTGTCTTGCCATTGTACCTAAGTTTTTCTTTATATCATTTCTTAGGTACACAAATGTTCATGGTATTGGGTGAGGGAATCGAACCCTCGTTCTTAGACTGAGAATCTATTTTCCTAGCCACTAGAAGAACCCAACGTGTTTTGTACTGGCGGAGGGATTTGAACCCGCATGTAACCAGTTACCCTTTCTACAAGGTATAAGCTTGAGGGGATACGCCAGCAAGTAAGTTGGAGAGAAAATCGGAAGAGCTGTTTAAGTAAAACCAAAATTTACGAAGTAACTCTTTCCTTTACTACTCCTAGTGGATACGTATGGGCTTCGAACCCATGACCTGCTGAGTGCAAATCAGCCGCTCTTGCCATCTGAACTAACGACCCAAAGTTTGCGATTGAGGCTTACCTATCCGCCTCCATTGGTACCATGGACAGAGGAGCTGGTTACAATCGCAGTGGAGAGTGTCGGGCTCGAACCGACGACCTTCTGAATGCAAATCAGACGCTCTAGCCATCTGAGCTAAATCCCCAAAATTAAGTAGAGAAAGTCGGAAGAGATAACTGGCGGTTTCGACACCGCGACTTTTGTTTAAGAGACAAATGCTGGACTCCCAGCTCGAAGTAACTCTTTCCATTACTACCACTTAGTAGGGTAGGTGGGCTATGACCCCACGTGCTCTTGATCCCAAATCAAGCGAGATAAACCTGACTCCTCTACTACCCTGTGATGTTATTTTTTAAGAATTCCAGATATGGCGTCCTATGAAACCATCAAACTGTCTCCCATGTGTAGTGTCTCTGGGACTCGAACCCAGAACCATTTAATCTTTCTATGCCTTATCAGAGCGAGGGTATACGTGCCAATATATCTTTAACGGATTGTAAAATGTTTTCTTCCGGCCATTTCACTCGATAAACTTGCCATCCGTTTTCTTTAAGCAATTTATCTTTCTTATCATCTATGCTTTTTCTTTCACATAATGTGTGTTGCTGTCCATCAATTTCTATAGCAATCTTATGTTCAAGTAGAGCGAAATCTATAAAGTACGGATGAAAAGAATATTCACGTTCATATTTAATCCCAGACGATTCAAGAACATAATTTGCTAATTTTTCAGGATATGACATTTCAAACACTGTTCTTTTTTGCCAACCAAATTTTACATTAGGATCCGCGTGTTTTTTCTTAGCATTTTTTGATGCTAAATTTTCATCAGATCTTGATATTCTTTTCGACTCCATCTTAATTTAGAACTACACGATAAAGAACATGTTGTTTGATTTCTTTTGTTCCATTTAACGGTAAAAGAATTTCCACAAATTACACAAATGTTTGTGATTTTATCATGTCCTGAACCAATAATCTTTAATCTAACTTTTTCATTGATTTCTTTTCGTTTTGCTTTAGTACTAAAACCGTACTTGCATTTCTTTGAGCAAAATCTTCCAGTTTCAAAACTTTCATCGTGATCATTCCCACAGTTTTCACAAGGTTTCATGGTATATGTTTTTCTTTATATCATTACGAACCTATGAATTTTTATCTTTGTAGGCAAGGTGGGGCTCGAACCCACATGTAACCATTTAACCTTTCTACGCCTTATCAGAGCGAGGGTATACATGCCTGTATAGTTTAACTTTCATATAATCGTGATAAGTTTTCTCCGTATTTTTCTTTTACATACTTAAATATTGATTGAAGTTTTTCATAGTCATATACAATAAGTTTTTCAGGAAATTGCTTTTCTTTTTCTTCCCATTGTTTTGACTTATATCCTTTTACTTCTTCAAAATTTCCAAGTTCCGGCCTCAACCGGACGCTCTAAGCTGCTGAGCTAATGGGATATTTCTTTGTTTCGGCGTTTTTTAGCACCGACTCGTAAAGATAGTATGCGATTTTTTCGAAAGATTTTATTGTTCCAAGATAATTTAGTGGAACAAGACAATGAGCAAGTTTTTTGTTTTCTTTTAGTGTATGGAATTTCAAATGATTCGCCGCACGATTCACAAATCTTTGTTATTTTGTGCTGTTCCTTTTTCGGTAATGCAAGCCCTATTTTCCAACCATTATTGATGTATTCAGGAATAGAGGAATGGTCGACTCTTTTATTTCCAAAGGTCGGATGAGTCATCCAATGCTTACCGTATCCGTTATTTTTACAACCTGCATTTGCTTCTGAATTTTTAATTCCTATTTTTTTCTTCGTTTCTTCAGTATGATGTTTTCCTGTCCAAGAAATGTGGTTCATCATTTTTTCTCGGTATTCTGGAGAAGTCCATCGTTCTTTCAATTCTTCGCTGATTTGTTCCTTTCTTCTCTTTGAAAGAACCGGATCACTCCAAAGCTTTATTGCTCGATTCCTTGCTCCCTTTTTGCATCCATCCTTTGATATGAAACCCCCGCCTCCACCGTAAACCAAATTCATGCACATTGGATCCTTCAGAACGTCCTCGTTGACGAGTTGAGTTTCCCTATTCTTAAGAGCTTGCCTGCTCTCCAGGAACTCCAGAATCTCCCTATTATGATTTTCTCTACCATGTTTGTTTATTGATAGCCAGAGTCTCCTACCGCTTCCGATGTATTCATCTTCTAAGTTGTCGGTAGAGTGCATTCCTACGTAGTATCGTCCTGTGATCTTGCACGTCGTCTTGTAGATGTAATGGTATTTGTGTTGCTTTCTTGCCATTTCGTAACTTCACTTTCAATTATTTATCTGAGTGAAGGTACGAAATAGTCACGAGGAGCTTCCTGTCGGAATCGAACCAACGACATCCTCATTACAAGTGAGGCTCTCTACCTGCTGAGATAAGGAAGCAAATCACAAAAGAGTTGAGAGCCCTATGACCGATTCGAACGGTCGACCTACTGAGTACGAAACAGTCGCTCTGCCGAACTGAGCTAAAAGGGCATTATAACATTAGAGGCTTCTATGAATTCCTTGGTGCCGATTCGATTGACTCCTCCGTCAACGAAATAGAGAACGTTGTTGCCGGTGTTAAGCGCCCATAGGAAGATCCAGTTAAGAACTGCAGAATCTATTTTGACTTCGGCTTCGATCACTTGGTAGTGTTCGATTTTTCCAGTCTTCTTCGTGATGATGACGTTGGAATTGCTGGGCTTCATCCACATCGGAATGGTATCGTTAGTCAACCATTCGCACTTGTAAGTGATGCACGGATCGATTGGACGATTCTCATAAATGGTACAACCCTTTCCGCTCTCTACGAAATGGCAAGGTTTTCCCCTGTAGAACTTTTCGCCGTGAGCTTTTCCGCTCAACCAACCTTCGCAACAGCGTGTGCATCCGTCGCAATTCTTTTTCGGCATGTTAATGTTAGCGTCCATCTTAGCAATTTTGATCTATTATATCGAAATGCTGGATGAAGTTTCGACATGTTTATTGTAGTTAGTTCTACCTTTTTTCCAACCAGGTTGAAGATTTTGACCTTTTTTGATCTTTTGATTTTCTATACCGTTTGTTATCCATATAGTTCCAAACTGCGAATTATTAAAACCAATTTGTTTAACAGAATTTATGGCTGCAATTTTTTTCTTAGTTTCTGGCGAATGTTCTCTATTCAAAAATGGTTTCTTTGTACTCATTTTTTCTCTAAATTCTGGTGTTTTCCAAGCTGCGGTAAATATTCTAGTTGCTCGTTTGCTAAGTATTTCAGGATGTTCTTTCATGTATTGGTTAACTGTCCTGAATTTATCTCCGCCTATTTGCTTTCCGTTGTTTGGCCAACCGCTTCCACCGACACATAAATTCATGCACATAGGATCCTTCAGAACGTCATCGTTTACGAGTTGATGTTCTCTATCCTTCAATGCTTGTCGATTCTCTAGGAACTCCAAGATCTCTTTGGTGTGATTCTCCTTGCCGTGCTTATTTATGGACAGCCAGAGTCTTCTACCGCTTCCGAGATACCCGTCTTCTAAGTTTGACGTAGAGTGCATTCCGATGTAGTATCTACCAGTAATACTGCATTTGGTCTTGTAAATGTAATGGTATTTGTGTTGTTTTCTTGCCATTTCGTAACTTCACTTTCGATTATTTATCTGAGTGAAGGTACAAAATAGTCACAAGCACCCGTGGAAGGACTTGAACCCTCAACCCTCGGTTTTGGAGACCGGTACTCTACCAATTGAGCTACACGGATAAGTTTGATTTGAGAATGGTAAAAAGAGTTTTTGCACTGGGCGACTTTTGGAGCCTGGTATTGGATTCGAACCAATGTTAACCATCGATGTATCTCTTTTTTTGCTACAAATCATTGGCAGTGCTGACGGGGCTCGAACCCGCGACCTGAGGATAGACAGTCCACCACTCTTCCTGCTGAGCTACAGCACTATTTTATTTTTGGCAAGCGGTCTGTACGGGACTCGAACCCGTGACCTTCGCCGTGACAGGGCGACATTGTAACCAACTCTACTAACAGACCAAATATTTACATGATTCTTCCTTTATGCCAACCATCTGGAGGAATCTCTGTATTCTTAATTTTTTTATTGATCGAACCATTCGTTATCCATATCGTACCGTATTGATTATTATTTTTTCCGGTTTGTACGACTGATAATTTATGGCTTATTGTTAATTTGGTGGAATTTTTATGTTTACGATCTTTCCAATTTAATGAAAACTTAAAACCTTCAGCTATTCGTTTAGAATTATTCTGACTTACTTTTTCGGAAAAACTTTTTCTAAATGCTTGGTCGTTTTTAATTTTTTCAGAAAAAGCTAAGGTTGCTGCGGTTTGAGCTTTTTTTGCATGTTCGATATTACAAAAACCTCCTCCACCACCCGGTTGCAAATTCATGCACATAGGATCCTTCAGGGTATCATCGTTTACGAGTTGATGTTCTCTATCCTTTAGTGCTTGTCGATTCTCTAGGAACTCCAGAATCTCTTTGGTGTGATTTTCTTTTCCATGTTTATTGATTGATAACCAAAGACGTCTGCCGCTTCCGATGTACTCGTCATTTAAGTTAGAAGTCGAATGCATTCCTATGTAATATCGGCCGGTAATACTACAAGTAGTTCGGTAAATGTAATGATATTTGTGTTGTTTTCTTGCCATTTTGTAACTTCACTTTTGATTATTTATCTGAGTGAAGGTACAAAATAGTCACGGTAGGCCCGAAGGGACTTGAACCCTTGACTCCCGCCTTAAAAGGGCGGTACTCTACCAACTGAGTTACGAACCCATGAAATAGATAACCGAGTATGACTAAGACGATATTCCGCTGTCGCAAGTGCGGCACGATCATAGACGATCACGGTAATCCGCTACCATCCGATAAAAAATCTGACTTGAAGGAAAAAGAACTTCCGACGAGCGAGTGCAAGTCATGCACTGACTATTTTATCTGGGAAAACAGCACGTACTGCAAGAGGACCCAGAGAGATTCGAACTCTCAATGACCATATGGACGGGGCGCGCACCAACCGCCGCGTTGGGCCCATTCTCTATCTCTTTTACCTTGATTAGTTTGGTTGTTAATGTGGGATGTGAAGGAGTCGCACCTCCCGAGTCCTAAGACAAAAGTTTTACAGACTTCCCCGCTACTATCTACGGAATAACATCCCTTATGATTTTCGAATGAAACATTCACGATAGTAAAAATCGTGCATGTTACGTTTCATCCAAATTGACACTCTCTGTGGAGAGATCCCGATGATTTTTGAAACATCGTTTACCCATCCGAATTTTTTGAAATCGATATTTGCTTGTTGAATCAAAACTTTTCTATTTTCTTTGTTTTTTAGAAGCTCCTTCTTTCGTAAAGCTAATTGCTCTCTTTTTAATCTAGCAGCTTCCTTGTCGTAAGAACCCCTAAATCCATAATAATATGGTTTCCACGAATCTCCCAAAAAGATGGACAATGGTATGAGTGTCGATTTGTCTATTTTTTTTGCATGCGCTAATCGATGGCAGTTCGGACATAAGTAACATAAATTACTATGATTATCCGCATCCTCTATTTGCCTTCCGTTAATGTGGTGAATATCTCCTATGAAAAAGCGATAAGCTGTGCGTTCCAGGTAGGACTCGAACCTACGGTGGAGTTGCCTCGTCGGGTTAACAGCCCGGACCTTTCGCCGCTCAGGCCACTGGAACATCATTGGAGCGAGAGACGGGGATCGAACCCGCTGCATCCAGCTTGGAAGGCTGGCACTCAACCAAATGAGCTTCTCTCGCAAAATTTGGTACGGCTCACCATCACGGCTGCCGTACCGTGTTTTGCGGGGAGGATGGTCGCCTCACCCGCTGTTTTATTCCAAGATGTCAAAGAACTTTATGTTTATGCTTTTGTTATGCGTATTCTGTAAAATGAAAAAACCCGGACTTTCGTTTTTGAAGGTCCGGGTTTTCCCTAGATTTTCGTGATATGCTGCTTCACTTTCACTTCAACCTATGTAAACCTAGACCCATTCTTTCGTCGCATGACGGATTCCATGTGCCAATAAATCCCACGAGGGCTATTGGTTGGGAACTACGATACGACTTATGTAAGTTCTGGTTTTTCATTGGTTTTTTAGTGTTGTTCGGTTTTATTTATCACGATACTTCAAAAAGTTTTCGCGTTGGTTTGATATTTTACCACTTTTTTTCTGGGTTGGTCATTTTTTTTCCAAGGCCGCCGATTTTATTTAAGTCGTACGGCGGTGGAAAATCGTCTCCCTTATTGTACTAAAAATTGATCAATTTAGGTTAAATAAATAACGTTATGCAACAGCCGATCGTCAAAACATTCCTACAGTTCGTCAACGAAAATGTAGAACAACCTCAACTTGATACTAGCAAATTTTTAATAGAGTTAGCTGACCTAATGAGAGCTAGTGAAAAGTTTGGAACCGTATCGGTCGAAGGTACTTACATTGAAATTACTAGAAACGAGAACATCTATGACTGTGAAGATATGAACATCCATGACCGTAAAGATATTAGGGATGCAACTGGCGATTCAATTAGAGTGTATGCGGATTACGAAGCTAAACTGATGCCTCTGTTCAAAGAACAATTGGACATGGGCATAGACGAAATCAATGCACTTACTCAGCATGGAATAATAGATCTTTCGACTTTTCTTAGAGGTTTTGCAATATCTGCTACTCTAGAGTGCTGGTCAAAGGATCTTGAGGGCTGGATGATGGACGACGGTATTGATGAAATGGAAGAAGAATCATTAGCAGATTTTGACATACCGGAGGAATCGTCAATCCAAACTATAGCAGAAAAACTGGTAGAATCCGTTGATGATAGATTCGACCAGTTCTATCTTGCTGGGGATGCTATTCAAGATTCAGTAGACGATTACTGCAATCAGTACTCGGATGAAGATGAAGAGCCCGATGAAGATTAAAAGCCGAAAGGCTTCATTCCAGGTTTTACTTTCCAATACAGATGCCTCCAACCTACTGGGATGTAGTGTGACATTCCAGCATTGTCGAGAACGCGGTGTCCACCGCTCTTGCTGACGTTCAACTGAACCGGCCGCTTGATCTTGATGGTCTTTCCGTCTGGGTACTTGTAAATACAGTACAGCTCGGTGGTGATGTCCATGAAATCGAGATTCGTTGTCGGCTTCGTCAGCGGAGCAGGAATTTCGGACAGGGTTTTCACGAGGTTGGTATTCCTTCCGGCCGAAACTCCGCGATACTTCTTCATCACCGTTTCGAACGATTCGTCAGCGTTCCATGTGCGAGTATCGTGCCTCTTTTCGAACTTTCCGTTCTCGTTCCAGAGTCCGGCGGTCGTGTTTTCTAGCATGACCTGAACCTCGTCGTTATCGAGGATTGAAAAGGTACCGTTTCCGGTTCTGTTGGTTGACCAGTAAACTCCATTGAAATGGAAGAGCTGCTTGGTGTACCCGTACTTGCGTTCGAATTCTGCCTGGATGCGTACCACCAACTGGTGGCCGATCATTCCGATATTGGTTTCCAACCAGTCATTGATTTCGTTCTCACGAATCAGAATGTCGATCGACTGTTTAGTTCCGGGTTTCGAGATGCGGTATATGTCGGCACCTACGTAATTCACCGCAACTCCAAGCATGTGACTCGTGATAAACCCGCAAATTGTCTGGTACATTGGCGTTTTAGATTCGGCAAGGAAGTCGATTTTTTTAATCATTGACTGGAATTCTGCCAGGACGGCATCATATCCATTGACTTTGGTTTTTCTGTCGTTCATCATTTTGATCACGATGGCCGGTTCAACGGATTTTGTCGTAAGTACTTCCTGAAGAAGCATTATCGATTTTACATTGATCTTCCTGAGCTCGTCGTCCGTGAACTCGGTCACTCTTTTGAATTCTGGTGTTACGTAAAGGTTTTTCATTTTCGTATTTTTGTTATTTGATTCTTTCTTTTACTTCGACCGAGATCGTGAATCTGGTCGATTCTTTTTTTACGTGCAAGATCATTTCGGAGAAGTCCCTAACCCAAATGACGTCCTCGACTATGTCCTGAAGATCGTCTCCACATAGGCCAGGATGAACTACTCCGGGCTGGTACGGGTCGTTTTCGAGTTTCTCAACGAATTCGTTAGCCGTTCTGATGAACTCAGCTTTTTCGGCCTTGCTTCTTAATTCTGATCCCTTTTCTGACATTATTGTACTTCATTTTGTAGGTTATCGTCCTCAGCATCCTCGTATTCTATCTCCTCGTTAGGATCGATTGTAGGTAGGATGTCTCTGACGTTTGCTGCTCCCTCGTAATTCTCGCAGGCAATCACGTCCTTCAGTAACTGTTCATACAAAGCTTTCTTATTGATCTTGACGATTGTCATAGTTCTATTTTTTACTCGACGACCTCTACTGGTTTTCTTCTTTTTGCGTATATCATTCCTATCGAGTCAGTATTCTCGTCTCCAGAAATCCAATCCAGATTCGGTTTTACCCAATCGAAACCGGTTCTCGCCAGTTTATCCAGTATTGGTTTTATCTCCGGTCCATTGTTGAAATGGTACTCGAGAATGATTCTTGTAATGGTTGCAAGGAATTCGTCGGGAATGATTTCCATAATCCGATATTCCTCTCCTTCACAGTCGATTTTCAGGAGATCAATGTGATCTAGCTTTGCAGTGTTACGTATGAAATCGTAGAAATCGATACACGGAACGGTGTACTCCTGGAGACCCATCGTATTCACAGGTTTACAGAAAGTGCTGGAATCAAACGAACCTGACGTGCTGTAGAAGGTAGTTTCGCCGTAATGATCCGAAACTGCAACGTTATGCAAGGTAACCTTGTCCTTATCTGGGTAAATGTCATGGATCTTTTCGTACAGGTCCTTGTTCGGTTCGAAAGCTACGATCTTGCTTGCTCCCTTGTTTAGAGCGCGTAGCGAAAAGATTCCGAAATTGAATCCTACGTCGACGACCACGTCGCCAGGTTCAACGTCAACGTAATCGGAAAATTCATGAACTGCCAAATGTTCTGCGATCACGGCTATCAAGCCTAGACGTCTTTCGTGTCTGCTCTCGCGTTCAGCTATCTTTTTCAAGTAGCCTTCCCTGTCCATAGGTTCAAGTTCGAAATCACCGTCAAGGACTACGCTGTTGTAGAGTTCCTGGGTTTCCCTGTCCAAGATGGCGAACGTTCTGTTCTTCCAAGGTAGAGGCTGTTCAGACCAGTACGTTGCATCGGGCGGAATGTCCAGCGGGCAAATGTACTGAGTTATGCCGGTGTAAGGTTCAATGAATTGTACTTCAACTTTTTTCGTCTCGCTAGTGACGTTAGTGAAATGGACCTTTCTGTTACCGTTTTCTACGGCAACGATGTCGAACTTCTTTACTTGGTCCATTTCAACCAATGCTTTTTCGACAAAAGCTTCGATGTTATTGCTCCACAGAAGGTCGGAGTATTCGGCAATTCTACGAGCGGACCATTCCCACCATTTTATCTTTAACAATTTTTCGACGAGATCAGCATTGAACCTCGTGTAGAGAAATTCTGCCGGAACTCCACCGACCACGGTGTAAGGTTTTACGTTTTTTGTAACGACTGACCTTGCCGCAATGACGGCTCCATCTCCTATTTTTACTCCAGGCATTATCATTGCTTGAGTTCCGATCCATACGTCATTTCCGATGGTGATGTCATCTCCAGCATTATGATTGAGCGTGTGATTCAAGTACTCGTTAAGTTCCGGAGTTACTGGGCCACGAAGCATCGATGATGTGGTTACCCAGTCTGGGCGGTGATTCACGTTCAAAAGGAACGTGCAATCCCTTGCGATTGAGCAGTACCGGCCGATTCGCACTTTAGAATCGTCTGTCCATGACATGATGTTTATGTTTCGATCGTAGTAGGTTCCCCTACCAGTTTCAAGCAGGTGTAAGTTCTCTGACATTTTACAGTAATTTTTTTTCCCAGTATTTTATGAATGATTTGAAAGTCTTCATGTCTATCTCTTGGAGGGCTTCTATGTGATCCCTTACCATGTGAATAGTATCATTAGCCCACTTAATATCGTCCCAACCGTAAGCTACCCCGTACATTTGAATGGGATTCTTCAGCTTGTATTCTGTAGGCGTCATCACTTCCCTATCTCCTTGAGTGTTCGCGTTGGGGCTGAACTCGTAAGTCGGACCTGGATTCAGAATTATTGATTTACAGCCGCACAGAGCAGCAAAGGTGGTGAGCAAACTTTTTTGATCGTACGTAAGCATGTACTCATATTGGTTGAAATGTTCTCGTAAGAAATCGAACCTGTACTCTCTGTACTTCGACCAATCGCTCAAGTTCGTAGCTCCCAGTTTTTCGACGAAAGCATCTCCGTCCGGTGGAGTGTGTTTGTTTCGAACGTAACAGAGACCCTTTCTCTTTCCCGTATTGGTGATGTACATTTTGTCGAGCTGGTAATCGAAGATCGTTAGCTTGTGTTTCTCCCAGTCCCTGTAAGTTTTGAAATCTCCGAACGAGAACAGAACGTCAGTGTCGGAATACATGTCCTCCAGTGCTTGTTCAGTATCGTAAAGGATCCATCTTGCTACGTGAGCTGTATTGAACGGATTTCCTGGAGTTACTTGAGGATAGACAGAAATCGTTTTTTCCATTGGGTAATTGAATCCTTCCCATTGGAAGTACTCTACGAATCTCTTCTGATCGATGATCTCGCATGGGATTCTTTTTATGTTGGGATGCTCGTATTCCGGCTTGCAGAAAACGTAAGCATTGTGACCAGATTCGGCGATCAGGTGAGCAAGCTTATGAAGGACTACTATGCCTCCGGTTACCATTCTATCGTACGACGAATGGACTTGCACCAAAAAATTGAGTTTGCCAGGTACGTTCTCTAAATCCATTACTTCTTTAGCAATTTTGCTGGAACTCCAACGTACGTTCCGCTGTTCGTTTCGAATCCGTTCACCATGCACGAACCCATTCCCAAAGTTACGTCGCTACCTATCGATAGCTTTTCTCTTATGCTAGAGTTGGTTCCCATGTAAACCCTATGGCCTAACGAACAATTTCCCGAAACGATTGCTCCCGGCATTGCGCTGAAGTAATCACCAATGATGCAATCATGTCCGATTTGAACTCCACGATTGAGTATGGCATGTTTTCCGATTCGTATGTTAGTCGTCAGAATGCAGTAAGCTCCGATGAACGTTCCTGGGCCGATGTCCATGCACGAATCGTCAACGATAAGGGCAGTCTGATGAACGAACGAGAAGTACTCGGTCTCTTTTGGTAACCTGGAAACAATGGCTTCTCGGTCCAACGGTTCTGCCACCGCGACCATCATGTAGTACTCGTTCGGATCGAACTCGCTGATTGGTTTGGTGAACCTCTGAGCGTATGCATCGTCAACGAAAAACGTGACTGGCTTTCCGATTTGCGCTGCAACTTCTCTTGCATGCCCACCGGCTCCGAACAATGCGAATTTCTTATTCATCTCTGTTTGCCTTTGTGTAGATTTCGAATTTTGACAGGTCCGGGTACGGAAGTTCCAAATCATCGTTGTACTTCTTACTTCCGTCTATATTGTAGAACTGCTGCATAAAAAGGACGCCCCTTGCTGCGATTTCTGGCATCATGTAAAAGTTCCAACCGAGCATGTCGAAGTAATCATCATGGTACGAGCATTCCCTACGACCCGAAAATCTTGCACGCTTGAACCAGTGATAAGCTTCGAGATCGTCTGTCAGTATAGCTCCGCCCTTCGAAAGTTTCAGGTGCTTGTACGGTCCAGTGAAAGAAACGCAGGTGTGAGTTTTCGGTTCGTACATGTCTGCCGTGAATCTCAAAGCCGAATCGACAACGATCGTTGGGAGCAAACGATACGCTCCTTTCAGAGTCTTACCGTTGACCTGACGAAAATTCACCTTTGCTCCAGCATGAATGATCTCGCACGGAACCGAAGGATACGTTCTGGATGGAATTGTTATTTCCATGCCTTTCACTCCCTCGTACGTCAGAGCAAGAAACAGAGCATTCGACATGTTATCCACAGCAACCGCATAGGGAGCTCCAGTGTAATTGCACAGAGTTTTTTCGAACTCTTCGGTTATTTTGTAAACCCCGTTTGCCAAGCTTCGTAGGTATTTTTTATCATGATTGCATTGCGGCCGTCATTGAATAGCTTGTAATTGTGTTCCTGTGCCCAGTCCAAAATGGCATAGTACTGCTCCTGTTTGATGTGCATGACTTCAAAAATGATCAGAGTAGGTTCGTACTTAAGAGCAAGAATGAGGTCTCCATCGATTCCCTCCACGTCAAGATGCAGCCAGTCCAATTTCTGAAGAGAATTCTTCTCTATTAAATCGTTGATAGACGTGCTGGTCCTGTGAGTTTGTTTGATCTTATCGTCCGTAAGGAAGACGTTGATTACCGGTTTGTAGATCGTATCGGTGAAACCATCTCCTCCCTCGAACCATTCGACCTCGCTACCGTCCGTCGTGATGATGTCATGGACGAACTTAACGAAAGGCAAGTGTCCGTAATTCTTCACGACTTCCTCGAACTGAGGTTTGCTTCCATCAACTAGGACCACGTCCGACATGCCAGCGATTACTGGAAAAGTCCAGTGACCAAAAGTTCCGTCATGACAGCCTACTACCAAACCGGAGGGCCTGTGATTTAAGCTGCGTATGAAGTACCACATTATTTTTTCGATGGTATCTCCATGAGTTGGCACGCTGTACTTATGTTCGAACACGGTTTTTCCGGTCTTAGTCGTCAGGATCACATTGTACGGAGTTTCGGCTCCTCTCCAGGAAACCCAAGTCCCTGGATTTATTTCCGAACTCCATTCTTCAGTGTTCGTTATAGTTTTTTTGAAGTGAGCAGTCAATGGCAAATCTTCTGGCTTAAATAAGGTGAACTTATCTAGAGTCACTACCGTCTTATTCTCACCCCTATTGTAATCTACAGTTATCATCCTCTTTCGATTATTTTGTTGCTAACTGGATCCCATTCGATGGTCAGTGGTTTGTACTCGTAATCGTACCTCTCGTTAAGAACTGAAGCATTGATGAAATGAGTATGACCGTCAAAGAAGTAACCGTTTCCGCTGTGAATGTGACCGAACACGTGAATCTTTGGTTTGAAAGTATTGATCCTTCTGATCAGGACTTCACATCCCAACTTATCGCTCCAACCTTTGATGTTGTCAAGAATACCGTTCGGTGGTCCATGAGTGATGAGAATGTCGGTGTCGTCCGGAATTGCATCCCAAACTTTTTGGATTTCGTGACCTTCTCTAGGAAGGTTGAATGCCCAGTTGTAAAATTCGGGTTGCCAAGGACTACCGTAAATCTTGATCTCTGGATCCAAACCGACGGTCATTCGATCGTCCTGCAAGTAATTGATCCACTTGTAAGAATTCACGATCTGAGCAGCATCGTCCCTGCGATTTTCGAAAAGAAAATCGTGATTACCAGCGATGAATATCTTGTGATCGTAATTATCGATCTTGTCGAACCACTTGCAAAAGGATTCGACCTCATGCGGGTATCCACGCGAGCTCAAGTCTCCAGCATGAATCAGAACATCACCACCTGGTAAATCAGCAGTTATTTGATTATGCTTATTGTGAGTATCGGAGATGAATGAAATTCTCATGTTAGGGTAGTACTATTGGGCTGGCCGGTTTTTCTGGTTCTTCGACCTCTCTCAGCTTGAACTGCTTGTTCACGTGATGACACTTTGAACATGCGTAAGCTGGAATCGGAACTAACTGATCTTCCGGCGAACCTGTTAATAATTTTGACACCTTTCTCAAGTAAACTACTTCTACGAAGGTATCGGTTCCGCACTCATCGCATGTAAGTGCGGTCGTATTGTCCAAGCCAATACGTATCTGCTGTTTTGGAATATCCATTGACATAAGTGAGATTTATTTTGGATTTTTTACTACACGGTGACGATTAGTTTAGTCAGTCACACAAAAAAAGAGGGGCTTCATTGAAGCTCCTCTTTATCCTGGTATTTCTTACACTTACTTTACGACCTTGGTCGTGTCAACTGCAGTTGAATCAACTGACAGGCTATCAACCTGAACCGATATTGAGTCGGTCGAGGTTGCTGAACCATCTGTCGGAGTCGAGTTACAACTAACAAAGGCGATAGCAAGGACCATTACCATTGCAAAGATAAATTTCTTCATTTCTCGTTCTAAATTATTTTTTCTGTCTTATTTATACACGCTACTTACGCGCGGTTTTTAACATTTCTTAACATTTTCAAACTTATTAGAATGTCGTTATTGCGCAGGCTCCACCTGAACAAGCCAATTCGCCTTTCAGATCAGTAACATCTTCAAGTTCAATAACTTGCGAAAGATCGACCTTAGTTAGGTGGGCCATCATTTCGTCGTACACTTCTGGAGTACAATCCTCAAATGGAGCCTGAACGTACGATCCACCGTCGTAAGGCAGAACTGCCAAGCCGTTGTAGAACTTACGATTCTCCCACATCCATTCTCCAACTTCGTCCCATTCGCCTTCGCGTATGGAAACGGTAGCTGAAATGTTGTGAGTGTTCTGTCCAGTTCTATGCCCCGGTTTTATCCAGTCGGTGTAGAAAGTTTTCACTCTTTCAAGAAGATCGAGAGCAGTTTCGTACCTCAGTATCGATCCCTCTGGGGATCTTTGTGGTACTTGGATGATGGCAGTATCATGCGGACAGAAAAAGTCATTCTCAAGCAATTCTGGGTGATGGATTGATAGGTAGGTGTAGATAGATTCGTTCTTACCTACTCTTACCCTACGAATGTAGTGATTGTTGTGCCATGCATGAATTCCGGAAGAAGTTCCGAGAACCAAGCTGGAAGTTCCGCTTGGTTTGATAGTAGTGCATCTTGCTGCTGGATTGATTCCGATTGCAAAAGCAACCCGTTCGTTCTCCTTCTTCACGACGTCTGCTGCTTCTTTCAAGTTGTACTTCTGGGCTGCTCCGGATCCGATGCCGGTCATTCCGACTCCAATGAGAGCTTCGCGTTCGGTAGTCCTCTGCCAGTTGGGGCGAAGGTAATGGAAGCTTGTGTACCCTGCTTGCAAGGTTCCAATGAAAGATGCAGCTTTGACTCGAGCGTTAAGATCGGCTTGAGATTCGATGTCTGAAGCATTCACCTCGCATAGGTTACAGAATTGGAAAGGTCTTAGGGAAATTTCGCAATTATGCACTAATATATTGTTAGCAAAGAAGTTATGATTTTTTTCAACTTGAATATCATAAACATCCTCGTTAACTTCCACAGTTATTCTTTTTATTTTCATTTATCTTTCGTATTTTTTTCCATTCTTTCAATTCGGATATGTAATTCGATCCAGATTCGCAGTACGTTGATATTGATGAATTTGTAAAGTTCAGCAAAATCACAGATACGTTTATATCAGAATTCAATAATTCTGCTTTATACGCGAGAGGATCAAAGAATCCTTTTACTTCAAGTATCTTCGATATTTCACCGTTTTCGTAAATAAAGAAGTCAGGTCTATACTCTTTTCCATTTGATAACGTGTATTTTTTTACTTCTGTGTCCCATACTTGATGAGTTCGGTCCAACCATTTGGCGTATATGTATTCATACGTACTTCGCAACCATACCCACTTATCCATAGACCGATTGAAATACCATCCCTGAACCCCGCGATTGGTTTTATTTTTTATTGCTATATTTTGTCTCACTGTGTCTGAAAACCATCCAGTTTTAGTATTCATTTCCATCTGACACTTGTTAGCTCTTTTAATGCGTAACTCGCCAGTCACGACGTTATATCCGTGTCTGATTGGGATGTTCAGATACTTAAAAAGTTGTCTAATTAGAGTATATGACGATTGTAATTCGCTGGCGATTGATTTAAGACCATGACCGTCATTGTACTTTTTAGTTAGCCACTGTATCTGTTCAACAGTAACGTATTTTTTTATCATGAACTCTTTATAAACTACAGAAAACTTAGATACTTGAGTTTTTCTGAAGTCTAAATATTCATTCATAAACCCATCTCTTTCTATCTTTGATCGCAATTCCTTTTTTGAAAGAGACAAAATCTCCGTTACGTTGGACATTTTCATGATTGAACCCGTGTGTTTATTTTATTTATACGGGTCTACCACATTAATAGTTCATCGTCCTCCGTAAGTTTAGCAGCCTCAACGTAACCTCTGTTTTTGGTGTACACTTGGTGATCTGGAGTCAATTTTATGATCGATCCATTTTCCAACTCGAGCTTTATGAGTTCGGCGTTTTGTCTGGTTAAATCAGCAGCTTCTATAGACATGAGCTCTCGAGTTGCGGTTTTTTCATCATACGTCCAGACCTTTGGGCAGGATCCGGTTTTTTTATGAAGATTTACTAATTCTCTGATCGGTATCTCTCCGTTCTTGGTTTGAATGAGAGTATCTCCGCTCAAGCAACACGGATTGGTTCCCCAGTCCTTGTCGTTGCTGAAGTAAATTCCCGGCTCTCCTGCTCCCGATGCTTTGATCTTGCCCCATAAGTCGAGGAAGAATTCCTTTTCGATCTTGTTTCTCAACAGCACAGCAGAGTTGTTAGCTCTTCCCCTTTGTGGGTTCAGTTCCCACCACATTCCAGCCTTTGATGAAATCATTTCATCGTCGTCAGCACTGAACAGGCTGATCAGAGCAGCTCTACGAATTCCACCGGTTAGGACAGCGTCCGCAATGTGGCATACGAGATCGTGAACTTCGATCGGCTTCAGTTTCTCGTTGTTCTCCTTTTGGGATAGTAGACCCTCAATTTTCATTAGGCATTCCTTAAGCGGTTGCGGCCCCGGCGCTTTACCGCCGGAAGTTACGAGCTTTACTCCCTTCTGCCGAATGCCCCTGAAATCGAAATCGATCGCTGATCCTCCGAAAAAGTAGGATTTTACGAGAACTTTAACAGCATCGGCCCAACCCTCTATACTGTCACCAATGAGAAACCTACGCTTGCGATTCGGATTCGGCTTATTGATTTCGGGTAAGTTGTCAACGTGATGCTTCTGAACGCTGAATCCGACTCCAGTTCCGCCAAGTAGCAGAAACATGATTTCGCTGAACGCTCTCCAATCATCGATTGGTAGGTACGCACAATTGTAAATTCGGTTCGGAGAAATTTCGATAGGTTTTCCACCGAACTGTAATGATCTCATTGAGGGCAGAACTTTTCTATCGTAAACCAACTTGTAATTCTCTCGAATTTCTTCCTCAAGTTCCGGGTATTTTTTGATATGCATGTTCATGTTTCGCGTCACCAGTTCGTCCCATGTTTCTCGTCTCTTCATCTCTGGAGAGTACCTCGCGTACTTCATGTAAACGGTGATGTCGCTCAAAATTTGGTTTGATAATTCCATACTTTTTGCTATCGTTTTTTTAAGATCTGTTTGTCAATTTGTTAAGTGGAAGCCTTTCGAATTTGAATACTATTACTATCGACTCTCTGTTCGACTAGTGATAACATGAGCTGGTCGGAAGATCACTAATTGTGGTTCCGTTACGTTACGTACTTGAATTCTCTAATTTGGATTTGATCTGGGGATGACCTCGTATGTGAAGCTGGAGTTAGTATTCTTGTCAGATCAATCATGTTAGTAAAAATGGAAAGGTTTCAGTCTTATTTATACTGACTGTACTGTCGTTGGTTTGAAATAAATAATAAAAAATTCTAAAACATGAAGCCGATTACTCAATATTCATTTCCTGCTGACCAGTACGTACAGGAAGAAACGCAAAAGAAACAAATTTACCTCCATCACACAGCTGGAAACCCAAATCCGTTCGCTACCTTTGACTGGTGGGCAAGCAATTCCGATAGGATCGCAACTTGCATCGTGATCGGAGGAAGGCCGACGTCCGGAAAATGGATAGACGGTCAAATCGTTCAGGGGTACTCCTCGAAATTCTGGGCATTTCACCTTGGCCTGAAGCAAGCTATTTTCGATGCTCATTACGTTCCTTACCAGAAGCTCGATAAGATCAGCATTGGAATCGAAACCTGCAACTGGGGTCAGTTGACATTAGCGTCGGACGGATCCTTCAAGAATTACGTAAATCGTACGGTTCCAGAAACCGAAGTTTGCGAACTTGACAAACCGTTTAAGGGCTTCAAGTACTATCATGCCTACACGGACGCCCAGATAGAGAGCATTTACCAATTGCTCGTTTTCTGGAATCAGAGGTTCGGCATTCCTCTAGCATACAACCCTGATATTTGGGGTGTTTCTCCACGAGCTTTGCGTGGAGAACCTGGAGTTTACACTCACAACTCGGTAAGGTCCGATAAAAACGACATGTCGCCTCAGCCGAAGCTGGTGGCCATGCTAAAATCACTCTAACCTATATTCTATAACATGAGTTTCAAAACCTGGCTATTGAATGGCTGGTATTATGCACGTTTTTACTGGAAAGCCTATTTCACGAATTATTTCAAGAACCCACAAGTTAATGAAAATCCTGAAAAACCTGGCTATTCTCTAGAATTCTCTGATGAATTCAATGACCCAATTGATTGGGAAAAATGGCGTTGGTGTGAAGGCTGGGGTTGTAAAAGAGATCAGGTCATCTTCAAGCAAGAACAAGTATCACAAATTGAATCGAATGCAGTGCTTACTTCTGATTTGAACAACGTTGAAGGAGAACCGTTAGTAAAATCAGGAGGATTGTACTCTTGGAATTCTTACTTTTTCAAGCATGGATTCTTCGAATCCAGATGGAAGCTAACTCCGGACGGAATAAAGTATTGGCCAGCATATTGGCTTAGTTCAATAGACAGTTGGCCTCTTGAAATCGACGTATTCGAATTGATGGGAGACAATAGTTCGTATTTCACGATGACTCTTCATTGGAGGAACGTTTGGACTAATGAAAAAGAAATTCAGAAGATTTACGATGAAATCCAAGCCGTGTACGGATACGTTCCAACGGATTACGATAACACAATAAGATTTTTGCAACAACCGGAATGGAGTGAACAGAAACAAGCGTTCATTGATAGGTTGGGTGCATTGACATCTCACGAAATGAAAGGTCGGCGTTTGAAATTTCCAGGAAAAGATTTCTTGGCGAAAGACTATCACACTTGGGCATGCGAATGGACGGACAAAAAAGTAGTGTGGTACTTGGATAATCTCCCAGTTTATGTTCTGGACAAACACGTTCCGGAAAGAAACATGTTTCTCTTACTAACTCATAACTACACCTACGATAAAACGGTTGGCCCCGATTCAACTGCCGTTCCTAAGAGCGTTTACCTCGATTACGTTAGGGGATACAAGAAAGATTAAACCTTGTCTAGGCGCTCGTCCATTGAGCTTCGATTGACGATGGCTTCTATCGCGGCAGATAAGACATGAGCACAGCTTATTACTTTTATCTTTGGCGTTTCCACCTGTTCGATGGAATCAGTAATGACGAGTTGATCTAAGAATTGACTCGTCATTATTTTTTCTCTACCGTTTCCCGATAGAATTCCGTGCGAGATCAGGGCGGTTACTTTTTTAGCTCCACCGTCCTTCAGCAGTTCTGCAGCCTTCACCAACGTTCCGCCAGTATCGACCATGTCATCGAGAAGAAGAACGTGCTTGTCGGAAACTTCGCCGATAAGGTCCATTCTCTCGATCGCGTTCGGCCGAGTTCTCAGCTTCGACATCATTGCGAAGGTCGCTTCCGGAAAGCGACGAAGGAATTTCTGGTAGAACCGCATGGCTCTCTTCACTCCACCTGCGTCCGGCGAACAAACGCAGTAATCGTCTGCCTTGAGACTCTTGCTGAACTTGCTGAAAGCAACGCTTCCTGGAATCATGTTGACCGGTATGTTGAAGAAGCCCTGAATCTGTTCGGAATGCAGGTCGATGGAGATCACCTTAGAGGCACCCGCCGCCTCGAATAGTGTAGCCATAAGCTTGGCGCCAATCGCACCCCTGGATCCCTCTTTTCTGTCCTGTCGTGAATAACCCAAGTACGGCATGACTATGATTATTTCGCTGGCCGAAGCAAGCTTTGCGGCTTGAATGGTCAGGAACATCGTGAGTATTTTTTCTGGGGTAGTGGTGCTTCCGACGAGGAAGACTTTTTTCTCGCGCACCGTTTCGAGGAATTGCGGGCTAAGTTCTCCGTCTGAGAAACGATCGACCTTAAACCGGCCGAGCTCGATACCGAGCTCGTCTGCTATCTTCTGCGCTAATGATGATCCGTCAACTGAAAAAATTTTATACATTCATGCTTGATTATTTTGGCACCAAAACTGTCTGGTTCAAACCAGTTGCGACCACCCAGAAGGTGTACGTTCCGGTTATATCAAGATAAGGCGGTTCATAATCATCCGGGTATCTCATTGGTCTTCCGCCCGGATTGTAAAAACCCTCACGTTTGTTCTTCTGTCCGATGATGATTCCTGAGCCAGCTTTTCTTTTGAAAATGACCTTTCTTAATGCAGGAGGAAAGTAAAGTTCGCCTGGTCTTGAAACGCTTTCTTTTTGCGGAACTATCGTGAATATTTCTTCGCCGTCATAGATCTTACGATACTTGAAGTCCTCCTCGGCGATGTAAACCACATCGTGAAAGATCTCGGTGAATTCGATCCTATCGCCGAATTTCGATTTCATTGTGCTGTTAGTCATAATTGAATGGGCTAAATTCACGTAAAAAATTTTGTCTCTGCTGAATGCGACCGCATCGAACGAGCTCATCTCCGAGCTTCTTCATGATGTTTCCGGTTCCGGCAACATTAATATAAATCACGTGGCTGTTGGTTTCAGGATAGGTGAAAGTTATCTAAGCTTTGTCTGGAGCCATGACATTATTTGGATTTTCACCGGAAGCACGGTACTTGAAGCCTAACGATTCGGCCATTTCACGAACGTCTGCAATTGTCACCTTGTTTTTCATACTCTGTTTCCAGTTAAGATCATGTAATCTGCACCACTTCTGTTAGGTCCATCTATACCATCATCAATGTGATACGAAATTTTCCATTCAGCTTTTTCGTAACGATCCTTTAACTCGTCCGCCATCATTCTTTTTCTGATTGGCTTTAACCAGGTTCTAAATTGTTTTGCTATTGGATCGTATTCGAAGTTTGCTATCCCTAAGAATATCCACACTTCATTTCTGGTTTTGAACTGATTTAGGATTTCGCTATCGATGTGTTGTTCGACAGTAGAGACTATTGACAGTTCTTCTTCCGTCAATGGTTTCTTGTCGATTTTATTCAATTTACTGTACTTAATTGCCATGGTAGGGGTTAATTTTTGAATCCGCCGCTTTTCGAAAGGAGGTAATGACTTATAGAGATTTGAAGAGGTCTTCCTTGGTAGGAAATACGTCTTTTTCCTGGAATTCGCCGTGGCAGGTAGAGTAGATCGTGCTGTTCGGGCCGAACCTCTGGAAAGCTTCCTTCTGCGCTGCAGTTACCGCATTGATGTCGGAATTCTCGGTGTTTGCACGTGAAAGAACGCGGGCCGAATGTACCAGGTTGTTCTTCATGTAGAAGACCAGCTGACCGATCTCGTACTTGTAATCCGGAGCAACTCTCTTGAGGCCGGCGTTTTCGACCGAGGTCACGATGATCAGCATGCCCATGTTGTACAGGTCCTTCGCGATTGCTGCGAATTCTTCCTTGGTGCCGATCACACTGTCCCACAAGGTGGAGAAGATCGCATTGCTCTCGCCGAAGTACGTCCAGCCGCCTGCTGCGTTCTGTTTCTTGTAAATTTCCAGGCCGTTGGCGAGTACGGCAACGCGAATGAATCCGTTCTTTTTGTTATACTCCAGACGTTCGTCTTCGTTCAGTCTCTGCACTGATTTGTTCGGAGTTCCGGTCGTGCCGGTTGCGACTGCATTCTCGGGAGGAGCCGTGGTCAGGTCAGCCTGTTTCACGAACATGTACTGGCCCCTCGAGCTACGAACTGCCAAGCCTTTGGAAACTAAAGATTTGCAATGAGGACTTGCCCATCCACTGTAATCGCTGGAATCGTAATACGCTTTGTCAAGGCCGTTTGCTTTCTTGTAAGCCTTTCCGATCTCGGTAGGAGATACGTAAACGTTCGGCTGCTTTGCGAGGTAATCTAATACCCACTGCTGTTTAACTGTTGTTGCGTTCATATTTCTTCTTGAAGTTTAGATCCGTTTGGTTTGGTATAAACTACCATTCTTGGTGTCACTTGGAACTTTTTGCCAGTTTTAATCGTCTTTGTCGTTATACAATGCTTTAACTGCGAAATAATTCATCAACCACCAAGCAGCAAACACGCACAAAATGTAAATTGCATATTGGCGATCAGTCATATTACCTAACCAATGTACAAGAGCATGTATCATTCGTGAATCGTAGTTTTCAAAGTCTGTTTAAGCTTAATAAGATCTTCTTTGTACATGTCCAGAGGCAATCTCTTTTTGATTTCTGCCAGTTCCACTTTCGTTTCCTCGACTTCTTTCAAGAGCTGTTCGTACGTTTCCTTAGTCACGGAATGAATTGGCATTCCCAACAAGTAATTGTAAGACCCGTCCACCTCATCGAAGTTTCCAGCTTCCAAGTAGAGAACGATCTCTCGCTTTGGAACGTTGTTGATCTTCAACTTTCCGGCGATGATTTCCTTCACGAACCTTGCACGATTCGATAGGAAGCTTAGTTCACGTTCGTACTTGGCAATGAGGTATGCCTTGCGCTTGTCGTAGAATTTGAGACGGAAATTCACGAAGTACTCCACAACCTCCGGAATCGTACTGAACTCGATTAGCTTTCCATTCTCGTTCAAACAGGTCAGGTTCTCAGTTTCGGTCTCCACCATTTTAAGAGTCTGATCGAGCTTTCCCTTTGCTATCAATTTAGCAAGGACTGCACGTGAGAACTTCAACGTGTAGTTTATTCTGCTAGAGGAATTGTCCTCGTAATTGTAGATGATGCCTCTTTCGAGCAAAGAATTGAGATGCGCTTCGTACTTCTGAAACGTGATGGATGGCGGAAGTTCGGAAACTTCGACCGTCGTGGTGTTCACGACATTGTACCGTCCACGCATGATGTACTGGTTCGTACCGTCCACCTGTTCGACTGGCCCGTTGTAAGCGCTCCACCATGGAAGAAGCTTACCGACCTTCTTGCCTTCGAGAACTCTCTGGCAAGCGTCTATCAAGTCAAGAGGATTACGATTCAATATGTTAGTAGCAAAACCGACTGCGATTCCGGAGCTTCCGTTCAGAAGAACGGTTGGGATGATTGGTAAGAAGTACTTGGGCTCTATCTCGCAGCCCTCTTCCACCCTGCTTTCGAGGAGTTCGAAGTCCTTGTAAAGCAACCGGAAATTCTTTGTCGTTTTCGTAGAAATGTAGCGAGCCGCTCCGGCTTCAGGAGAACGAAGGGATCCGAATTGGCCGATCTCTTCCAGTAACGGGAGAGAATTATTGAACGATTGAGCCATTCCAATGATTGCTCCGTTTAAGCTGCCATCGCCGTGGTGGTAATGTGCATCGGCTGCAATTTTTCCTCCAAGCTGAAAGATCTTCAACGGTTTTTCCGTACCGGTTTTCCAAACCTTGTCAGCAATGAAAATGATCTTTCTCTGAGTTGGTTTGAAACCATCGATGACGGATGGAATTGCTCGATTCTCGAGAGTGTACATTCCGTAAAGGGAATAATCCTCATCGAGGTATTGTGTTACTGTCTTCTGTTTTGGTTGCGTCATGCTAGTTCGGTGAAATTGCGTGCACCCATATCATTTGTTCCCTCCGGAAGGTCGCTGTTGGTGTCATTGACGTCATCTGTGATCGGGTAGATATGAATTTGCTCATCTTTTTTGAAGACGATGACTTTCTTGACGTCATCGTCGATTTTCATGTCTTCTTTTATATCAATCACAACGCCTTCAGTTTCTTTGAGAAGGCACGATAGGGTTGCCGCGAATATC